GAGAACGAGCGTGTAGCTATCGTATCTCCTGCACAGTATTACAACTTGGTCCAAGAGACCTCTGTAATCAACCGTGATTGGGGTGGAGCCGGTGTATACGCCGAGGGTACAGTTCTGAAAGTTGCTTGTATCGAGATTGTTAAATCTAACAACCTGCCAACATCTAACGTAGCTGCAGTATCCGGCGAGAACAACACCTACTCAGGTGACTTCTCCAACACAGTAGCTCTGGTTATGCAGAAGCAAGCTATCGGTACAGTCAAATTGATGGACCTCGCAGTAGAGCGTACATCTGGTGACTTCGAAGTCATGTACCAAGGTACACTCATGGCTGCTAAGTACGCAATGGGCCACGGTGTCCTGCGTCCTGAGTGCGCGGTAGAAATCGCCACAGCTTAGTAACATTTCGGGCGGGTCCAATACTGGGCCTGCCCATTTTTTTCATATGAGGACATCATGACTAAACCAACGTCTATGACCGAATTAGAAGCGGTTAACGTCCTGCTTACAACCATCGGTGAAAGCCCTGTGAACACTCTCACAGGTAACCAAGTGACTGACGTTACAATCGCTAGCCAAGTATTGAACGAGGTTAGCCGTGAGGTCCAAGCACAAGGATGGCACTTTAATACAGAAGATCGTGTTGTACTTAGCAGAGACAATTTCAACCATGTGGCAGTACCTGCAGACACCGCTCGGATCGATACAAAAGATTTTAATGTGGTAGTCCGTTCAGGTAAGCTGTTCAATCTCACAGATCGTACTTTCGAATTTTCAAGTAATGTAGAAGCTTCAATTGTTTACTATCAGGATTTCTTGGACCTCCCTGATGTAGCCAAGAAATATATCACAACCCGCGCTGCCCGTATCTTTGCAGACCGTATGATTAACTCCGAAACTATCCACCAGATGGTTATGCGGGATGAGCAAAAAGCTCTGATCGATCTACGGGAATTTGAAGGTGATACTGCAGATTTCAACATGATGGACAGCTACTCTGTAGCCCGTGTCATGAACCGTGGACACAACCGTAGGATACTCTGATGGGAATGATTAGTTCTGCCATCCCTAACCTTGTACAAGGCGTATCACAGCAATCACCTGCATTGCGTCTGTCATCTCAGGCAGAGCTACAGGTGAATGCTTTCCCGTCTTTGGTTGAGGGACTTCAAAAGCGACCGCCGCTAGAACATGTTGCAGTTATGAGCAACACTGAAACTACGGGGTCTTTCACACATCTTATTAATAGGGATGTAAACGAGCGATACTTTGTATTTATAAATGATAGTAATGCGATTCAGGTGTACGATCTTGCGGGAAACCAAAAGACAGTGACGTACCCCGATGGGACTTCTTATTTAACTAGCACAGCCCCAGCTACTGACTTTCGTGCAGTCACTGTAGCAGATTACACGTTCATCGTTAATTCCTCAAAGACTGTGGAGATGGACCCAGCACTCACCCCCTTATACCCATACACCGGCCTCGTTGCTGTTAAGCAAGGTGACTACAATCAGCGTTTCACTATCTTCATTGATGGTGTGGAAGCTGCAAACATTACCACATCAGGAACCGATCAGATTGAAACCAGAACAGATGACATCGCCAGTAGGTTGGCTACAGCTGTCAATGGTCAGTCAGGTCTAAACGCCAGAGCCGATGGTTCGACTGTGGTAATCTACAAAGATGGTAATGCTCAGTTCGACCTAGCCACCTACGATAGTTTAGGTGACGAAGGTCTCTCAGCAACTGTAGGAACTGTACAGCGTTTTGACGAGCTACCTGATAAGGCACCACATGGTTATGTAGCACACGTTCAGGGTGACCAAACAAATGACTTTGATGACTACTACGTCAAGTTCGAGAGCGACAACTCAGGACAAGTAGAAGTTGCAGACGGTACATGGATCGAGTGGGTAAAGCCCAACATCGAATTTGAGCTAGATGCTTCAACTATGCCTCACCTATTAATCCGTCAATCTGACGGCAGCTTTACATTCGAACAAGCTGAGTGGGGTGATAGAGTTGTGGGTGATGAAGTATCCAACAGGAACCCTAGCTTTGTCGATCAGGAGATTGCGGATGTATTTTTCTTCCAGAACCGCTTAGGTATCCTAGCCGGTGAGAACGTAGTCATGTCGCGTACTTCGGACTACTTCGATTTCTTTGCTCAGACTGCACGAACACTATTGGACAGTGAGCCAATCGATGTGGCTGCTAGTCACACCAAAGTTTCTACTCTCAAGCATGCTATTCCGTTTGACCGTAAGCTACTTCTATTTTCCGATCAGACCCAGTTCATTCTTAAAGGTGCAGACTTTATTACACCTAAGAATACATCGATCAGTCAGACTACAGAATACGAGGCGAGTACCACAGCTAAACCTGCGTCAGCTGGTAGTGTTGTATATTTCCCTGCGAAACGTGGTGGGTTTACCTCGGTACGCGAATACTACGTTATCGATGATACCGACCGATCAGATGCGCAAGATGTGACATCACACGTTGCAAAGTATGTACCCGAGGGTGTCTACAAGATGTCTGCTAGTACCGGCGAAAACTCCTTGGCTGTATTAACTACCGAGGATGAGAGTAGCTTGTATCTGTACAAGTATCACTTCGCTGGACGAGAGAAAGTTCAATCAGCTTGGTTCAAGTACACGCTGACAGGTTCCCAAATACTGAGTGCTGAATTTATCGAGAGTTCCCTTTACGTTGTGGCAAACAAATCCGGTCATACTGTGCTGTTTCAGATTCACTTCGATGCTGGACGGTTTGATGTAGATCAGGAGTATGTCACACGATTAGACTTCAGACTTACAGAGACCGAGGTTACAGCCTCATACAACGCCGGTAACAATCAGACTACCATTGTGACCCCCTATCCACTTACAGACCCTGTAGTGGTCACTAGAGGCTCTCTGCAGGGTACGATAATTGATAACGTATCTGTCAGTGGAAGCACGATTGTTGTGTCTGGCGATAGGACATCTACAGAATTCTATATCGGTGAACGATACAACATGACATATGAATTCTCTGAGCCTACCCTTAAAGAGCCTACAGCAACTGGTGGCCGGGTATCGATTGCCGGTGGTCGCCTACAGATCAAGCATTGGCTGTTACGTTATCAAGATAGCGGTGACTTCAAAGTGAAGACTGAGGTCAAAGGTAGCTCAAACATACAAACATTTAACTTCACTGGCCGCATCATTGGTGGCGGTGCTAACCTAATTGGTACGACAACATTAACATCAGGAGACTTCAAGTTTCCTGTTATGTCTAAAGCTGATCGTATCAAAGTAACAATCGAGAGTGATAGCCACTTACCCTGCCAGTTCCTATCGGCAGAGTGGGAAGGCAACATGCACCTCAGATCAAGAAGAGTTAATGGATAAATATCTCACACCTACAACGGTGGAGGATATCGACTATGTTTCCCCAAGATTAAGAAAAGCAGACTACAATGAGTGTTTAGCCTCTACAGGCCAACACCCCCGCATAGTCTTGCATAAATCTCTCGATCTTGGGGGAACTACGCTGACCCTACGCGCACCGGATGGAGGCCGCTTAGGTCTCTGCGGGGTCGTACCCTCTCACTTAGAAAATGCAGGAATTGTCTGGATGTGCGCTACAGATGACATCTATCAATATCAGACAGCTTTCCTGAGAAAAAGCAAAGCAGCCCTCGATTACTTAGCGGGTGACTATGCTGTCATCTTCAACTGTGTCGATGCCCGAAACACACTCCACATGAAGTGGCTTGATTGGATGGGCTTCACGTTCATCAACAAGCACGAAAAATACGGAGCGGCAAAGCTACCGTTCTATGAATTTTTAAGGATTAATAAAAATGTGTGAACCAGTAACAATGGCTGCAGTTGGTAGCTCAGTGGCAGGGGCTGCAACTACAGCGGCAACGGCGGCAACGGCGGCTGTATCATCCTCTACGTTTCAAATGGCTTCACTAGCCATCAGTGGAGCGCAAGCCGTAGCAGGTGCTGCAGCTAACCAAGATAAAGCCAACAAGCATAATGCCGCAGTGGCCCAGAATAATCAGTCGGCACTTGATGCCTACTATCTAAAATCAAAACAGACAAACCTTCGAGAACAGCAACAGCTGCGAGAAGCGTCCATGCAGAAGCAAGACGCTGACCTCAAGGCTACTAAAGCACAATCGACAGCCCTAGTGGCTGCGGCTGGTGCCGGTGTCAAAGGTAGCAACGTAGCTCAACTCATCGAAGACTTTGAGCGTTCTGAAGGTATCCTCACATCGAGGATTGATCAGAAACTCGAAGATACTCTGCAACAGAACGAGATGAATAAACTTGGCTTCCAATCAGAGGCTAATAACAGAATTAACTCCATGCAGCCTATCGGTATGTCGGAGCAAATCTTCGGAATTATCGAGCCACTCGCTGGCTTTGGATTGGATTACTTTGATACAAAATCACGCCTAGCTGATGTGGAGGGCAACTAATGGCACGACCAGTAATTGGTAATCCATTTGAAAATCAAATTGGAACCGTAAGCCCTACAGCACAAGTTGTAGATACATATGAACGAGGGGTAGCCAAGCGGTCATCTCTAGACAGCCTAGCGAATATGCTAACAAGTATTAAGGCTAAAGCAGACCCAGTTTTAAAAGCAGCCGAGCAACGCGCTGCAGAACGAGAGTATGCGGAGGGTCAGGCTCTTTATGAAAAAACCCGTAAGTCTATCGGAGATGCTGTTCGTGATGGTGTCATAGAAGAAGGGGCTAGCCCTTACCTTCGTAAAGGTTATCGGGTTTCTAACCTAAATATCCTATCCAACAAATTTGCTACAGACCTAGACATAGCTCTCAACGCTAAACAGTTATACAAAAATGGTAACCCTGCAGCGGCTGAAGCTTACGCTAGAAAGTTTGCAGAAGATTTTGCATCAAAAAATAATATTGATGGGTTCACGCCACAAGAAGTGGCTGAATATTTTCTCCCAAACCAGCAAAAAGCATCCGCTGCTTTCATATCTTCTTGGCGCACTAAGAACATTACATGGCAACGCGACCAAAACTACATCAAGTTCGGTGAGGAAGTAGGGGAATTTAGCAATACCTTGTTCTCCGATATGGATACACCCGAACAGCGGGAGCTGAAACAGCTTACATTTGGTAACTGGCTAGAAGGTAAAATAGCTCAAGCTGAGACAGATGGTATGGATCGATCACGCATCAATTCAACGATGGCTAATAACATCCTGATAACCGCCCTAGAGAATAAAGACGCCTCAATCCTAGAGGTATTCGATAGGTTGAAGGTTGGTACAGGATTCATGGGTAACTCAGCCGAAATTCGGCAGAAGGTTTTGACAACAACAAACTCTATCGAAGCTATGATTGCTGCAGATGAGAAAGAAGTTGCAGATCAAAGGAAGGCTCAGAC